ATCCTGGCACCTCACTATTATTCATATAGTCCACCTGTCACGCTGAGATAGTCATCATCGTTAATGATCTGGTAAAAATCACCCACCACGCTACCCGTATCATCTTTGTATTGGAATAAGTGCCCGGCATGTTCTTTGAATCTTATTTTATCGCCAACGCGCAAAGGGCAAGTATATTCATCCTGCCCCCAGCCCCACCGGGGATGCCTAAAAGCAAACACACCAACCGCCAGCACAATGCCGATATTGTTCCGGGCTTGTTCTAGTCGGTGCTCTTGAGTGCCGGAATAAATAGCGATGCCGGAGGGTGTGGTTTTAGGTACTTGAGTGGGCTTAACTAATATTCGATAGCCGAGGTGGGTTTCTCTTACAACCTTATCTTCATCGTTAAGGGAATTCTCGGCGCGGGTTACTATTAATTTTTTTACGGGTTTTATCATAATTCCACCCGCGTTTGGTCGATGTGATCGCCGTTAATATCGAGAATAAATTTAACCTCGGCAACGGCTCCATTCCGCATAATAGTTTGCATCACTTCCGTATGCGTAATATCTTTGAAAGCGCGTTCAACATAAGTTTGAGTATCAAAATTTGATATTAATTCAAGTAATTCCTTTTGTTGTCTGTTTACTAAATCTTTAACAGCATCATCCATCTTTTTTCTAATGTCTTTTAACATTAGATCTAACAGATAACTATTTTGCTGGTTGATCGGCATTGTCATTGTCTGTAACCTCCGGGGCTATAAAGCCGTATTTTGAAAGTAGTTCTAGTTTACGTGAAATAAAAGCTAGTGCGGAACTGTAACCGGACCATTTTCGAATCTGATTCACTAACAATTCGTTAGAAAGGCCGTCTGTAGATTCTACATTCATCGTCTCAAGCTGTAATTTTTCAGAGTCCACCGCCTTGAAATAGCATATAGTAACAGGGTTAATTAACCATACCTCTACCTCACTCGGTGTTACTTTCAGGCCTCCTTTTGGTGTTACTTTCATCGTTGTTAACCTCTCTTATAAAACCGGCTTATGGTTGTTGCTGTGGTGGATCTGGTGGCTGTGGTTGCTGCTGCTGTTGTAGTTGTTGCTCTTGTATTTTCATTTGTTGCTGCTGCTGCTGTAGTAGTAGCTGCTGCCTTCTCTGGTCTTCTTCTCTGTCGTCGCGTAGAACTTCTAAATAGGCTTTAAGGTCGCTTGCCGATAGCCCGGCTACCTCTTTAGCTGCACGGGCTTGGTTGAGTTCTATTTCGCTATCCATTTTTTGCAATTCTTTAGCTTTAATCGTTAGCTCAACATCCGCCGCGCGGCTCTTTTGTTCTATACCCGCCGTTTTAATCTCAATCTCGGTTGCTTCGTTTTCGGCTTGCGCTTCCTTGATCTTTAATTCCCTGTCTCTAAATTCGTTTTCCATGGCTGCGGCGGCCGCTTGCTTTTTCTCGAAGTCGGTAGGGCCTTGTTGCGGCGGCATAATGCGGTCTATGTCTTCTATACCGATAGCGGCGGCATAATCCGCAAGAATCATTCTATTATCAAAATGACCTTGGGATATATCCTCACTCGCGGTGTTCTTCATTAGCTCAACCTTCGCCATTATTTCTGCTTCGGTGCCGTTGATGGGCGTGGCGTTAGGGATAACATCACAGTCCCCGTATTTAAAATCTGCTTTGATATCCGCCGGCTCGTCTAGTACTTTTGCATAATCCGCCGGGTCTCCATACTTGTTAATAGCATCGTAAAATAAGGCAAACTCTTTTGTCATGCCGTCATAAAACCGGCCGGCCTGAGCGTTTGGAACTTTCGCCGCCATTTTGATTCTAGCAAGATAAGAGCTGGCGGCTTCGTTCGCTAAGGGTTCTATTGCCCAAATACTATTCGTGAATTTTTTACTAGCATCAACAAGATATTGTAATAGCTCAAACAAGACAGGTGACGGGCCGGCGACTTGAGGTTGCCATATCGAATCTCTTAATTTTTGTCCGCTGGATGTTTGAATCTGTTCATAGCGGCCCATCGTCAAATTGATGGTGCCCTCTTCCATTCGCATTGGTGCCCCGAGTTGAGGGCCGAGGCTTGCGGCAATAAAGCCGCTATTTGATGCGGCATTCTGAATAGTGCCCGCGTCTAAAAGTTGTCTTAGGTTGGTGTTAACAGATTCGAATATATCAGAAAGCAAAATACCCCAACCCATGCCCAGAGGACCACCGGCGGGATCCATCGTGTGGATATATTGCGCCAGGAATTTCTCTTGATCAATCCAGTATACTCTTCCTTCGTTCTCATGAATACCTTCCTCGCTAAACGCGGCTCTAACCCTCATGACGATCTCGTCTTGAACTTCTATTGTGGCAATCCAGGGCTCTGCATAACCATCATCATCAAGATCATAATAATAATAAACTTCAATAACATCAAATGATTTTCGTTCCTTGTCGTTCTCTATTTTTTTTAAATCATATTCCCATAAGCCATAATGTACATTCGATACGAGCGTATTCCGGCTGATAACTTCGGGGCAGGCGACTTGTTGCGCGTTGTCGAAAGTATCTACTGACTGATCAAAAATAACTTTGTCAGCGCTCACAAATTTAGATTCAAATTTTGCTTTAACAGGATCAAAATAAACTTTTTTATAAGAGGTTCCTATTAAACAATGGCTCATCGTTTGCTTATCTGTTTGCGCTTTCCAATCGCTTTGGTGTCTTAATATGTAGTTAAGATAGGTCGCCTGTCTTTTCGCCCGGTCGCCTTTCACTGTGCTTGTGCTTAAGCCTAACGGTGGTGGTGGTGGCGGCTGTTGTTGTTGAGGTTGTTGAGGTTGTTGAGGTTGTTGAGGCGGCTGTTGTTGTTGAGGTTGAGGTAGCGGCTTGCCGGGAATATGCTTATCTTTGCCTACAATCTCAGGCTTCGCCCAATCCTTTTTGGCTAAAACTTCCATGTACAACCTGGCGTTGAATTCCGTTACCGACTCCATCAAAAAAGGAACCATCACATTAGCCGCGCCCTCAAAGGGGGTATCTTTGCTCTTCGTTTCCCCTGATTCCATTTTACACAGTGCCAAAGCTCGCTTGTACTTAGACAACCATTTTGACATTGATTGCTCGTCTGATTTATATTGATAAAGAATTTCAGTCTTCATTTTTTCAAGCGTGTTTTTGGCTATATCGTTGACAATATTATCTCTGGCCGCCCACTCGATCAACTTTCGAGCGGCCCTGGAATTGGCGCTTTTTATCTCCATTTCAGCTAATTCATCAAAATCAATCTCGGGTGATGGCGGCGCTGATATCATTAAATCTTGAGGAACTGACATATTATTTTATCTCCCATAATTTCACGTTTCTCATTTTATCACCGAACATTTTTTATTAAAGCAGACAATTCATAGTGAGTTAAAGGCCGGTATTTTCCGCACCGTTCACAGCGTTTTGGTGTACGTTTATCTTGAATACTTTTGCAGGTACTACACGGCTTTAAACTCTTGATCACTTGCTTTCACCCTTGCTTAACGAGCTTACTGATGTGGTTGATTATTCGTCGTCATAATCTAAAGCGATTAATTTACACGCGGCCAAATACTTTGCATCAGGATCTAGATAAACACTAACAATCTGTACAAACTCGGCTAATGATTTTCTATCAAATCCAGAAGTAATATACTGGCCGATGTTATTTGATAGTTGAAGCCTCATTCTACCTGGCTGTGAACAGGGTTCAAGGACCATTCTTGTAAACCCATCATCGAACTTTATACCTATCTTACCTCGAGAAGACTTAAAGTAAGATGTCTTTTCAAGCACCTCAGCAGTAGATCTATAATCGTCTAGCGACACAACTTTTTTGTCTAGGGCCATTTTTTTGAAACCTTTCTCTTGATGCCGGCAATATCGATTCTAATATTTATTGCTTATTTCGACGATTATTTGTCAGTATCCCGTTCTTTCGTTTCGTGCGGACGCTTGCCGGTGGTGAGCGGTAAAGGGTTGTTGTCTTGCCTCCGCCAGCCCCATGATCAGATAGCGAAGCGCATCCATTAAATGGTCATGCTGCTTAACAACCTGCCCTTTTTCGCTCCTACGATACAAACCGTATTCGAATTTAGTATTAGCCATGGTTCTGAAAAATTTTAACCGGCCGGTGCTCAGCCGTTGCCAAACTTCATACAATCCAGTTTCCACCGCTTTAATTGCATTGGTTAACACTAAGCCTTGGCCGGTGTACATATCGTGAAGCTTTTCCCCGTCTGTTTGCGCTCGACCGTGAGCGCTGGTGTCTATAATTCCGGGGATCCACACCGCCCGCGCTTTGATAGCCGTGGCATGAATTGCCGGCTCGGCCTCACCTTTATAATGTTCACTCCAACAATAAACAATATCAGAATCCTTATCCCATGCCCCCCAGATTGCCGCCGTTTTTTTCCAACCTACATCAAAACCATAGGCTTGCCAATAGTGCGCCGGAATTTGGAAGGGCTCACAACAAACCTCTTCCCATGGCACCGGGTAAATAGCACCAGCCCCTATGTTGGGCTTACCTTTGCTTCTCGCCTCCCTTAGATGAGGAGGGCAGGAGTCGAGCAGTTCTTTCATTGTTTTCTGGTCTAAATGAGGGACATCCTCCCATCCGGCTGTTACTAAATATTTGCTGCTGGTAACTTCCGGCATAAATCTTTAAAGTTTCGCCCCCGCGTTTTCAACCAGCATTCTGATTCCTTCCTTAAAAAAATCGATAGCCTCTTTTATTATTTCAGTTTCAACCGCGCCGTGTACTGCACTACCAATAATAAAGCTGTTGTCTTCTACCGCTGTCAAGTTGTCCCCAATCAAAACACAATTTGAATACGCCCCTGAAGAACTATTACTGCCTAGGATGATATTATTACCGCCCTCGATCGGATCATAATGACTAACGTTACCTAATACGACATTATCTTCTTTTATCATTTTTTAGTTTCCGGTGGTCTGAATTCAGAGCCGAGAAAGCTTAATACTAACTCTGTCAGCCCTCTAAGCGGCGTGAATGTCAGCATTGAGATTCCGCCGGTGGTCGCCATTCTCATTAAACCTTCGCTGTAAACGTCTAAGGGGCACTCTTCATCTGCCCAGAATAATTCTAATTCAACGCCTTCAAATATTTTACGCCCTGATTCATAACTTCTTAGAAAAAGGTTAGACCAGCCGCCGCTTTCGTGCTTGATCTTAACGCTGTCGAATGCTCGCGGGATTCCCGATTTTGGAACTTTATCGCCTATGGAGGCTTTCGGTAAAAGCGCCTCCCCTGGGTCGTCGTAATTCCCGAACAACTTGGCTTGTATAATGTCTCTTGTGGTTATTCCTGTATTCCCTGAGCACATGATACGACACGGTGAATCAAAGCGTTTACCTTCCCACCAATGCGGATAATTGCCGGTGGCATGGTAAACCACCTCAATGCCGCCCGCGCCTTCTGTCTTACCAATTCGATTTGCAGCCATAAAACAGCGCTCGCGGTAGGTGGCTCCAGCCTTAAAAAATTCCATATGCTTTTTATACAATTCACGACGGAACGGCCCCTTGTCGGGATAGTAAGACTCTATTTTATTTTCTTTTTGCCACTTAATTTTTAAGTTTTCGAGGCGTAATAATTCTATTCGCTGTTTTTCATTTAATCGCGTAAAGCTTGGCAAGCTGTCTATCAACTTCGGCAATATCTATAGCCTCCTCACCCGTTTTTATAATGATTTCTTGCTGCTTTAGGTCGGGCATGTATTTTTTGATGATGGCTAATTTTATATTGGCTTTCATGTTAAGACGAACCACATCAGTTTGCGATAAGTTTATTCTCAAATCGCCTAGTTTTTTAGCGATATCAAGAACATCCTCTATGTGCCTACCGGCGCTTAATTTTGCGCGCAATTCGTCTTGGCGTACTTCCCTGTTTCTATTTGCTCTACTTATTCCGATCTGACTTTTTTTGGGCGTCGACAAAATTTAACTTTTCCGTTGCGAAATAGATAACCTCGCAATTTGCAGCCATAAAGCACTGCTCGCTTGAGGTTTATTTAAAGAAGTAGGACCTTCGTTTGTGTGCGTCATTTGCGGTTTTTGGTCAGGGCCGTAATTGCCGCTATCAAGCTTTTTTTCTTGCTGCGCGTTGTTGGATTTGTC